CTATAACAAGAACCAAGAAGTGTACGTTGAAATTAACAAGCAACTTGGCGTTAGCGGCACTACGTTCTACTATGATCGCGTGGCTTATACGGCTTGCGTGATGAACTATAGCGAAAGCTATCCTGCCGACAATCTCGTTGAAGTGACCTTCGACTTGATCAGCCGTGGTCGGATTGGCGTGCATCAGAATGCCACTAACACTGGCTCTCTGATTCCTTCTTCTCCTAATAGCTGATTTTTACTTCCATAGTTTGCTAGCCTCTCCTTACGGGGAGGCTTTTTTATGAACATTACTCAACTGCGGGATACTGTTACGACGCTGCTAGGTGCCAGTCCCAATTTAATTGGCAGCTATACGCTGCCGGACAATACAACCATCCCTGCTTTCTATGTGGTGGGCCGACAAGGCGTGCCTCCTGAGTGGAAGGTTAATGGCCTTGAAGTGACAATCAGGGAGTTCCCAGAAACTTTGCCCACCCCCATGGTCGGCACTCTTAGCATCAATCAGCTATGGGAAATAGTCTTTGTTCAATATACCACTAATAGCAATACGCTTTCACTGGCTAGAGATAGAATGATGCGACGATTCCCTGATATTGTCAATCGTTATTTCCCTGGAGATGACATTGCCTATGAGCGTTGCCGTTTTTCCTTGCCAGATCTAACCATTCGCAACTTGTATCCAGCATGAGCAGCATTGTTGTTGGCGCAAAGCTTATCAACGCTAAAGTCATTGAGACTAAGCTGGCTCAAGCCTTCGAGGAATGGGCAAGGGAAGATATTAACAATGCTTACTGGGACGATCAGTTCAAGGATGACAAATGGTCGTATGCGAATGAAACGCGCAGGAAGAATGGCGAAGTGGTAACAGAGCCTCGTAATATTTATGACCTTGGAAAGCTTTACGAAAGTGGACGCGAAAGTTTTTCAATCACTCAAGGCGGCATCGACGTTACTGCATCGTGGAACTGGGATGCAAAGAATTCGTCTGGAGGCGGATACGCTTGGTACGTACATGAAGGTCTTTCGACCAACGTAGAGCCAAGGCGATGGACGGACGAACTGCAGGAGCCTGCTCGATTTGACGCGAGCGAACTCAAGAAAGCTCTCAAGAGCCGAATTAAAGTTGCTTTTGAATGACCATGGAAATCAACTATCTATGGAGTCAAGACAAAACAGTTCATGCCATTAACTGCACCATAGAAGGCACTGCTCTTGAAGTGGGAATCCTATGTTTAGTTTCTTGCCGAGAAACGACCATTAGAATCATGAATGACAATCATTCACTGCTCGTTGAAGTGCCACCAGAATTTCGTTCTAGCCATGAACGAGTGAAGGTGTTCAACGCATTGCTAAACATTCTGAATCATGAGCAAATACAGCTTCCTTCTTGACACTAAAACCGAAGAATTCTTTGAGCTTCTTCCTGGTATTCGCATGAAGCAATATGGCGGCTGGCTTGTTGCCGAAGCCATTGAGCAAGAGGAAATCTCCAAGCTGCAAAGCCAGTCGACCATTCGTGCGGTGCAACTGGCAAAACGGATTGCAGCCAATAAAGGCATTCCACTTGACGAGGCATTCTCCCTGCTTCAAGGCGGCGGTGGCTCCATGAGCGAGACTGAGCTGCTCTCTGAGTACACGGAAGAGACCTTGAGCATGATCAGCAGCAGCTCCTCCGTGGAAGCCACTAATGCTCGCATGGTGACTGCTTTCATCCGCTCTCGCGGGCAAGGGCTTGTCGAGGACCAATGGCAGGATCTGTCTGATTGGGACATTGAGGATACCAAATCGCTTCCTCGCCGTGCCATTGCAAAAGTGGTTGAATTTATTTCCGCTGAGCAAGAAGCTGAAGTGAAGGAGGCTACCGAGGGAGCAAAAAAATCCCAGAGGAAAAGTACAGCTCCCACACAGAAAGATTAGAAGCTCAAGCCAGAAAGTTTTTAGCAAGTCTCACTCCATGGAATGAGCTGTACTTCCGCCTGTCGTCTTCTGATTTTAAGGATGACAGGTGGAGTGCTAGGAACTTTGGCAAGCAACTGGTGACAGACGTCAAGGCTGCATTGCAATACATAGAAAAACATGATGTTGCTAAGTACAACATTCAAAGTGTTGCTGTTGCAAAGTTTGGAACGATGGCGGCGGGAATGATGGGTGGCAAGAAGTCACGGATTAAACCAGACGACTTCCTGCCTTTTGACACCAAAAATATCAAGAAAGAAGGCGGCGTCACTGATAAGAGCCTGTCTGTTTTGCGTAAGCTAATGAAAGAGCGAGTGATGGACGGCCGAGTGATTGCATTGTTAGTAGAAGAAATAAAAGCGTTCAGTGGACGGAATCAAGAGTAATTATCTTAGACTTAACGAAGAAAGGCATTTTAGACAATGGCATCTCAAGACGCAGAACTCAGGCTTAAGGTAAGTCTTGACCTGGCATTTTTTCGTCAGGAGATGCAAAAAGTTAGCAATATTGCCAGTAGCGAGTTTACTGGGCGCTTGGCCGTTAAATTCAACAGGCAAACTCTTGATGCTGAACTTAATAATTTACAAAAAGCTATTAAGCGCAGAACATACCGCATTGAAATTGGCGGCAATATTGATACACTGCCTACGAAAATTCAAAAACTTAAGGAACAACTAGCGTCAATCGAGAGCGCCACGATTGATATAGGAGTAGGAACAGTCAAAAGCCTTTCGAAACGAGATGCGCAAGCAATTAAAAAAGGCTTGCGTCAGTCGATCCTAGGTGAAGACACAAAGATTTTTGTCCCTGTCTCCATCAAGCCGTCAATTACTAGGCAAGATATTCGCGATTTTAAAAATGCAGTTAAGTCTCAGCTAGGAGGACTGTCTGTTGACGTAAAAGCCAACGTACAAGGTGGCGGCTTTGCGGCGACAGAGCAAGGCAATGCAGGCTTAATGAAATTCATGCGTGAGCAGGGATTACTTGGCAAAACCGCATCTGGTATGACGATGCGGATGGGAAAGGATGACGGAGATCTTAGCCAGCAATTAGGCGATGCAGTAAAATCCGCTGAAAAAATTAAATCTATTTTTGATGGCGTAGCAAAAAGCATTGCTACCACGGGAAAATCCGTCGCAAATATTCAAGGCAAAAGGCTGGGACTAGGGAATGTTCCGCTCATGGCTCGGTCCCTGGAAGGGAAAGGTGGGCGATCTGCTGCAGCAATTAGTGGAGTAAACTCCTCCAGTGTATTAAGGGCATTGTATCCAGAAGTAAATAGAACTATTACTTCGCTGGCTATCCTGAGATCGCAGGTTGAACAAAATACTCGCAAACTGTCTGGCTTTGGGTTAATTATTGGTTTGGCTGCATTTGCTGGAGTTCCATTAGCAAAAAGTATTGTCAAACTTACGGGGAGTGCTGATAATTTTGCAGAATTACTGGACAGCATTGGAGTAAAGTTGCAATCGGCGTTTGACAAAGCGGCGTCCAATATTCTCAATGCTTCATCTAGTCGATTGCTGAGTGGAGGAAGCCTGGCGGGCCTGTTGCCTGCTGCGTATCGAGGCATTGGGCCCGCTGCTGGACCTGCTGGGCTTCTCAGTGGTCGCGGTGGCCCCGCAGGATTACTGCCTCCGGCTTACAGGGGCATTAAACCGGCTGCAAGTCCTGCTGGATCGCTAAGAGGTGGAGCGAGTCCTGCAGGATTACTGCCTCCGGCATACAGGGGTCTTCCTTTTGGTTTTGATTTCAAAGCCTTGCCTCCATCGAAGGGCGGGAAACTTGCATTGAACAATAATGCAATGGCGTCACGTATAAATCCTCTTCTAGACAAAAACTTTATTAACTCTTTTATCAAGTCAACGAATGATGCAATTAAAACAGTGCGAGCAAGACTTCGCGCTGCCGGCGTTGAAGCATTCAAGTTAGAACGCGAAGTGCTGCCCACCCGTCCTCCGGGTCGAGAGACGCGACTATTGCCTGCTGGTGTTGGGCGCACTCCTAGTTCATATGCCACTGGAGCAATAGGAGGAGAAACGCAAGCGCAAATCTTTGCTCGAAGGGAAAGAGAAGCCCGCATGAGGTCAGATTTACGCTCAGTGGCTATCACGGGAACTGCAATGGTGCCATATGCACCTGGCGGCGCCATTGTTCCTACAGGAGGGGCAGGGGCGCCTCCTTCGCCACCACGTCCGCCCTCAGGAGGGACGGGCGGCGGCATGGGAGCGTTTGGACGCGCACTGGGCAACGTTCAGCTTCCTGGTGCTGGCCTAGTCCGAGAAATTGGCAGCGAGTTTGCCATGGCAGCAAAGCAAGTGTTGCTTTTTGGTACTGCTTATAAGGCTCTAGCTTTCCTTACTTCTTTCCCCCAGCAAGTAGGAGAAGCAGTTGGAGCATTGCAAAGTTTTAACAATACACTGAAAGCAATTTCGCCCACTGCGCAAGAAGCTGCCACTTCGAATCAATTTATCTTAGACATTGTTGATCGCTATAACACTCCTCTTCAATCCGCAAGAGATGGGTTCACGAAACTTTACGCTTCAATGGCTCCAGCCGGATTTAAGGGAGAAGAGATTCGCGCATTGTTTACAGGAGTGAGTCAAGCGGCTGCAACTTTTGGCATGAGCGCAGACAAGGTAGATCGCGTTAACTATGCTTTTGCTCAAATGGCAAGCAAGGGCCAAGTAATGAGTGAAGAGTTGAAAGGCCAGTTGGGCGACGTGCTACCTGGTGCCATGGGGATTTTTGCGGAAGCCGCTGGCTTTAAGGGACCAGACGCTATTCAGAAATTCTCCAAGGCGCTAGAAGACGGTGTCTATAAAGGAGAGGCGATGAGAGTGCTCCTGAAGAATGTTACGACCGTGCTAACAAAAGAGTTTGGACCAGGAGCAGAAGGAGCAGCAAGGACTTTCCAAGGTGTCATCAATAGGATGCAAAATTCTACGAAATTGCTTTACGAAGCTTTCGAGCCCGTTGCTGTTGGATTCTTGAACTCAGTAGTCGTGCCAATGACCGGCGGGCTGAAGACTATTACGGACGGGTTCAATGCTTTCTTTACTGGCACAAACGCAAAATCAGCGGCTGGATCAGCATTTGCTGGAGAGTTGGAAAAATTAAGGCCGACACTTGAAGGGATACGCCTCAATATTATCAACTTATTGCCATTTGTGCAGACATTGGGGCAAGTTCTGTTGGAAGTTGGCAAAGTATTTTTACAAATTGCAGGCAATCCATTTATTGGTTTTTTAGCAAGAACATATTTAACGGTATTGGCAGTGACTTCTGTTATTCAAGCTCTTAACTTATTGGCTATTGTGCCAATGATAGGTAGCCTATTAAGGGCTATCCCAGCATTTATTAGCTTCAATGCGCTACTAATACAAGGGAACGGGTCTGCCCTTGCCCTAAAAACCACAACATTTTTGTTGGGCAGTACGTCAGTGCAAACAGCGGGACAAATAAGACTTGTCGGAGCTGCATTGGCATCTTTGGCAATGCCGATAGTTTTACTTGGTATTGGCGCCATTATCGAAAGATTTATGGTACTGAAGGGAGCTATTGATGGAGTAAAGCAGGCAACACAGCAAATGGTTGCCAATGTCTCCAGCATGGCCAATACTGGGGCTGTAAAGGAAATTAGCAATATTGGAGCCGACACAAAAAAACAAATCCAAACATTTGAATCTATCCGTGCAGCTATAAAAAATCCTAAAACTTTGAAGGGAAGCTTAGGGAAAGAAATTGCGACAAAAATGGAAGAAGTTGGAATGGGCTCTTTCGTTACGAAGGATGTTCTTGGCAAAACAATTGTTCCAGATTATATTAGAGCACTGACAATTGTTGAAGACAAGCTAAAAGGTTTGCGTAAGGTTTCAGCATCAGTAGCGGAAAAACTGCCCCTTGCCCAAAAGATTAAAGCCCAGTCTGACAAAGAGAATAAGGTGACGGAATTGGCTCCCATTCCGCCAGGCGGAGGCAAGCCAGTAAAAGAAAAAAGCCTCGAAAGCTACTACAGTCTTCAAGACCAACTTGCTAAAGCGCAAACTCAAGACGAAATTGATCGCATTCAAAGTGAATTTGATTACAAAACTAAACTAGCCAATTCCTATTACGACTTACAAGAAGCTCGCGCTAATAGTTTTCAAAAGATTACAATTGCTTTTCAAAAGGAACTGTTTGCCATCGAGCAAAGGCGACAACAAGCCTCTATTAGTGCGCAGGCAGATGTCTTGAAAGCGCAAGGTAGTGTGGCAGGAGGCGCCGGGCCAACGGCCGGGGGCGCTGTGCCAATGACCGGCGGAAGTGCGACAGGCGCTTATCTGCAAGGAAATATTGGACCCACCAGTACCGGCCCCCATTTTGATGTAAAAAAAATGGGCCGAGGATACTTTCCTCGCGATTACCTGGATCAATACGTACAAGTAAATGGACGGCCGCTGTCATCGGGCACTACCGTACGAGGAGGTACGTTTGCAGGTCATCAAAAACGTGGAAGCCATGGATGGGATTACGCATTCGGAGAAGGTCGTCATGCGGCGACATTGAAAGGAGGCGCCAAGTGGATGGAAGGCAGGCCGACGGAACACGGAGAAGCTAGAAAGTTTCAGTTGCCAACAGGTGAAATGTTCCAGCTTTTGCATGGAAAATCTGAGGGCATAGGAGCAGGTGCTCCTCGTCAAGTGCCAGGTAGCGAAAAACGAGATCTATTGGCAGATCAACAGGCCGCGATTGCACTTCGCAATCAAAGCGCTTCAAGTCTTCAGGCCGAAGCAATTGCGGCCGAAGAATCTGCTATCGCCATTGCAAACTATGTTGCAGCTATTGCTCCGGTTGCAGAGCAGCAGCTTCAAAATAGCATCCTAGAAAAACGCATTTCTTTAATGAAAAGTGGTCTTTTTGGAAATTTACTGGATACAGAAATTCAAATTTTCGAGCAACAAGAAAAGCAAAAAATAGCGACTGCCGCTTTAACTCGAAACATTGAAGAAAATAATCAAAAAGTAAAGGACAAAAAGATGAGCGAGCAAGACGCCATCAGACTAAACAAAAGATTGCTGGATACTATCAACGATTTGAACATAGCGATTCCTTTGTCAACTAAGCTGACCAAGGAAAATG